GCCAGATCTTCACACGCCATTCTAAGATAACTCTCTTCCATTACACTAAAATTTTCACAAGCAACCCCCAAAAACTCACGCATGACTTTATTACTGAATACAGGCTTGTGCAAATCGGGAGTCTTAAAATATTCCTTTATGATAGAAGCTAAAGGGTGCTCTTTAAGACAAGATTTCATAGTAAACTTCTTTTCTGAAACTCCATAAACAGGTATTTCATCAACAATTTCACTGGGAATGTAATTTACTACATTATTTGGGTGAATTGGATTATTAATAGGTCTACTAATTCCACTCACAACGCGTTCACTCGCAAGCTCAGTGGTATTTAAACACAAAACATTTCGGGAACTCCAAATTTCAAATTCAGTCCAATCTGTTTGAGTTAAAACAGACGCACCACACAAATTCCCAGAAGGCATTTTGGCCACATGAAAGCCCAAAATAAAGGCTGTTTTATCACTACCTCCTAGAACAGGCAACGAACAGTCCCCTTTCTTAGCTGGTACATTGTATACTGCCATCAATATATCACCAATAGATTTTGAGTCAATTAGTGATACACTAGTGACGTAACCACCTTGCCATTGGTAACTGTCCAAATCCGTAATAGCCCAAACTTTGGTGGGAGGGGTAGGATAGTCCAAAGGCAGAAAGCTTGTTAAGTCTTTCTTTGAACTACAGTTAGTAGCCACAAAAGAGATAAACAAATCCTTCCCCTCAATAAAGTAAGTTGTGCTTCGTTTTAGACACACATTCCTCTTGCTATATGAAATGAAATTCATTACTCCTTGTAAGCCCAAATCAGACTTCTTCCATGCATGGCCTGGTCCAACAACCACACCTGTTTTCAAAAACGTTAAATGGCATCTAGAACTTGATTTATCATCGTGATAATATACAAACTCACAAATGTTGCCTTGCATACTATCGCGTAAATCAGTCATCTTTGTTGATTTGGATTGATGAGTTACTGGTAATTCAACTCGTTTTACTTTAGCCCATTGTGAAGGTTTTTTTAATATTTCACTACGCGTGACATAATCCATACCAGATGTCTCAAAATTTTGAATCATTGAATCCATATAAGGCTTCCATTGCTTACGTTTGACCCATAAATCCCAGGCACACTTTAAGGCCATAGCTGATCCCAAATACTTCAACAAATACTTAGAGTTGACACTAACCACATCCAATTGAGCGAGAATACTTGGACGCCATCCCATAAATTCCGCGACAAAGAAGG